ATATGTTGTACTGCCGTCCACTAAGCCGTCGCATTCTTGACAGATTTGTTCCACATCAATACCACTATCTCGTTGCATAGTTTCCCAACCTTCCTTGCAGTTATCACATTCATCAATAACTTCAAAGACTTGGTCTTCCAATCTAACTTTCATACCTGCTTTGTATTTCATGTGTTCTCCTCTCTAACTGTTAAAACAAAGTCGCCAATATAGATTTCGTTTTTATCACAATCTAACCAACATTCTTTTTTTATTTTTGAAAAATCTGTTGGTTTGTACTGAGTGTTTTTCATCAGATTGTCGTAAACATCTGTTATAAAATCTTTTTTATTCATGCTTCCTCCTCAGGTTTTAATTCATCTATTAACTCCCACATTTCTGCCGAAAGCTGTATTAAACTTGGAGCTTCTGGCTCTATTCTAACTCCCATAGGTACTGCATTAACAGTTTCATCTAAGAATGCCATAGCTTCATCTAGTTTTTTCCATTGTTCATAAGGTAATTTCATTTTGTGTCCTCCTTTGGGTAAGTTTTAGTTCCTAAATTTGTATCTTCAATGTAAGTTCGGGATTTACTATCCCATTTGTATAGATGAAAACTTCCTAATCTATACAACTTTGTTCTTAAAGACTGACTTAAATAATCTTTCATATCTATACCATCATTGTCTTCATTAGAAAATAGACTATCTTCATTATCATGCCAAACATACCTTTCATCTATTGAATCGGCTATATCCTTCATTGTTTCAGAAGTGTGGTAAGGAAAATTTAAAGAGTATGTATCTTCTAATAAATATTTTTTTATTATTAAATCACCATTATCATTTCTATCACAATAACCATTTTCATAAGTATTAATTTTTCCTAATGTTATTGTTTTCATGCTTTCTCCTTTAATTTATGCTCTATGGTACTTTTAAAATCATAAGCTAAATTTTCTATGTATTCCCAAATCTGCTCTGCCGAGTGATATTCAAAAGGTTGCCAAACAAGTTCTAATAAATGACTGTCAAGTTCTTCATCTGTCCATTCATCATATTCTTCAGGCAAATGTTCTGTTAAGTAATGTCCACTAGCCCAAATGATTGACTCTTTTTCTGTAATTTTCATTCTTCTCCCTCCTGTACAAAATAGTCCTCGTTATCTCCCTTGATACTTTCGTACTTATCGGAATTTTCTTGCATATTTTCCTCCTCTAAATTCTCAGGCATTTTTATACAGGTAAAATCATAATCATATTCTTCTTCTCTTATGACTTCTCCTCTACCTTCTTCTAATTTTACTTCTGCTTCTTCATAGTCATCTGCTTCAACAACTACTTCTTTAACTACTTCGTAAGTTATTTCAAAAACATATTTCTTCATTCTTCATTCCCCCATTCCCATGGCTGTATATGAGTTATCTCAATTTGTGCGTCGTCGCCATACTCAGTTCTTACAAATTTTACAGTTATGGTGTTGCCGTCTTTTGTTTTATACTCCGCAGTATCTCCTTCCTCATTTATATTAATCTGACTTAATGCTTCGACAAGACAGAATTCATCAAGGTCTATCGGATTTTTAGATGTAATTTCATAGCTTCTAACATCTTGCGAGTATTCCTCGACTTCTATGTAGTTTGTTTTTTCAGACATAATTCCTCCTTTATAGATTTAATCTATTTTTTATTATATTCAAAGCGTGGTATCTTTTTCCAGATGATTGCTCATACTCCAAGTTAGACTCCACTAAGAATGCTTGGTTATCTGCTTTATCTACTGCTTCTTTCACAACTTCAAAAGCTTCTGATATTGTTGATATGGTCATAGTTCTGCCTCCCCATTTAGTATGTCTTGTATATCAACAAACTCACTTCCCCACCAATTTATTTCAAACATACCATTTTGCGTGGGATATATTTTGTAATTAAGTTTTAGTTTGTAAAGACTAACCATGTTTTCGTAAATCCAATCTTGGAAAGTTTCTGCTTCCTTTTGGCTTACTATTCGGCTTTCATATTCTTCTGTGTAGAATTGATTACCTTGTACTATTGTTTTACTTGCTGTCATATCTTCTCCTTTGATATTGTTATTAATTAAGTATCAGGCATTTTTTAGGAATGTTTTAATGGGTTTTCCTAGTCCGAATTTAATCTAGTTTCCCAACCTGATAATGCTAAGATACCAAAAATATCCCATAAAAGCAACACTATTTTTAAGAGTAATATATACTCCTTATTACATGGCAAAAAGCGAAAGTAATTTTTGGCAACAAGTCAAGAAAAATCTTAAAGAATTTCAATGGCTACGCCTTGAGTCTTGGGCTTCTCAGGGTGTTCCCGACTTGTTAGGCACAACTAAAAATGGGCAACTTTTCACTGTTGAATTAAAAGTAATAAAAAGTAATAAACCAAACATCTCGCCACACCAAATTGCATTCCATTTACAGCGTAAAAACTCGCCTTGTTTTATCTTGATTTCGTCCCTCGTCCAATCAACCTCCAAAAAATCTCAGCTCTATCTAGTTCCTTCGTCCGAGCTAGAAAATCTTTTGGACGAAGGTCTTTCGTCCAAGTATCTCTGTTCTTCGTTCGCTGACGTTGGTCAAAGGATTAAAAATTATTGGGGGGATTGACGGGGGGTTGGCTTGTCGCTTTGTTGTTGATTTTTTTAGGGGAGATGGAGCCCAGATGGTTGCAAGTCGCTGGACGCAAAAAAGCCCGAACAGTCGAAACCATTCGGGCTTTATGATTAACAAGCTCGGTTTATTTGTCTGAATTTTTAGTGATGTGGTCTGCAAATCTTTCTCTATTAAATCTGGGGTTATCCGTCTTTAATAGATGTTCGAAATCTTTTCGAAACTCTGCAGAAACACCTCTGTCGTGTTCAGCAAATAAATCGGCGAACTTTATATAATACTTTCTTGATAAGGGCATTATATTTCTCCTTTTTATTTGATAACGAAGTATGACATATATCTCATAAAATAGCAAGGGGGGATTGACAGGGGATAAGCGACGAGCCATTTGGCTCGTCGCTTATATTATGATTATTCCGTGCACGAAGCTGCGGGGAAAAACGCTGGCTGGGGCATAAAAAAAGGGCGACACATATTACTGTTGTCGCCCTTTAGTTTGGGACTAATTATGCTAAATCTTTTATCTCTCCGTTTTCGTCTTTGATTAAAAGATATTCAAAACCTGTACCACTTGCGAGTGCTTGTTTGTAATCTTCAATCTTTTCGTCAAAGTCGCCTTCGATTTCATTCTTGTAATTACCACATGGTAGTCCAACACTTTGAATATCAGGAATAGTTTTATAAATCATATTCCTAGCTTTATCTCCATATTCATCATCTTCGGAACTGATTACTGCAACAGTAATTTTCTTTCCAATTATTACGTCACAAAACTCGAAAGTTTTTCCTTTGATTTTTTTCATATTTACCTCGTTGTTTGTTAATCAATAATGAATTATAAAACTAATCCCATAAAAAAGTCAAGGGGAAAAAGGGGTTGATAAAAGCGACGAGCCAACACATAACGAGGTACGAGTGTTGGCTCGTCGCTTTTATTATGATTATGCTGGGACCGTAGGATGGGGGAAGATGTGTGGGGATAAAAAAAGGGACGACTACATCTCTGTTGTCGTCCCTCTGCCTAAGTAAATCTATAGGTAAAACCTAGGACTTTTGGGAGAATTACTTCCTCAAAATCATGATACCACCTCTCCTAAGTTTTGTTGTTGTACTCCTTCGGCGTAATCGTCGAAGCCCATATCTAGAACTACATTACCAATACCATAAGATAACCTAACTCTCATCTCACAATCGTTATGTACCATATCGAATGTGACTGGAAAGATAGTATCTTCGGGAAAGTCCTCAAAGAACTCATCAGTAATCGTTCTATTCCTACCTTCGTCAATGGACCTTTGATTAATCCTTTTGACATCTTGGTAGGTCATAAAGCTAACTGTGTTATTCATGTGTAAATATTAGGATATATCTCATAAAATGTCAAGGGGGATTTGTGGGGGTTAAAAGCGACGAGCCAACGCAATGCCCAGCAACGCCGCCTTTTTGTTAGTGGATGGACATGGCGTTGGCTCGTCGCTTTTATTATGATATTTGTGGGCTGCAGGATGGTGTGCTGCTGGGAGGATTACAGATATGAAAAAGGAGAGCCGAAGCTCTCCTTTCCATGATTGACAACAACATCATTCTTTAATCCATGGGGATAAATACAGGGGGCTGTAGGTATTCTTCTGTTTGAAGAAGTCCCGTGTTGCAACGAATACTATTGATGTAGTATTCAATCGGCATGATTGGGGAAGTGTTATTTCCTTTGTCATCAGTGCCTATAACAATACCTCTACCAAAATAGGCGTTATCGTTAAAACTAAAAGCATAATTTTCGTCAATCAATAATCCTTCATCATCAACGTAAATAACGTCGGTGTTCTCGGGATTTGAATAATCTCTAACTGCGTCTATGGTACTGACTTGTTTAACATCAGTAGATAGAAGCTGATAGATTTTATCTAAGCCAAACTCGTCGTCTGTCGTTATTTGGGCGACAGAGTTAAAGTCTGGTTGAATAATATAGATGTTCATATATTCTCCTTTGTTGTTAATCGAATTTAGATTATAAGATATTTTTTATAAAAATGGAAGGGGAAAAAGGGGTTGACAGAAAAGCGACGAGCATGGATATGCTCGTCGCTTTTATTATGATTAAGTCTTATTCTCACTCTCACTCTCTTTGAGAAACATAATATAGGCTTTATTTGTGATATTTTTAGGATAAGAAGGCAAAGTATCTGCTTTTGCTCTACCTGATAATCCTTCTGTCATATATCTCCAAAGCTTCTCATTATTTGGCGGAATAGATATTCTTTCTTTTTTCTTTTTCATTTCTTTCTCCACTCCCTAAACCAAACCCTGACTTTGCCATTCGGTTGAATAGCAAACTTCGGTAGTTTATTCAAAGCCCTGAGAGCATTTGCCAAAGACACTGCCCTTGGATAATTTTCCATAAGTACGCTATCGCCAATCTTCATACACTCGGCAGTAAATTTAATCTTGCCTTGCTTATTCTCCATTGGAATATTTTTTTCTATTTTATATGTTTCCATTATATGTACCATTTACGTAAGTTTTCATTAATCATCTCGTGTCGAAGTTCTTGCAATCGACGTATCTCTTTTTTGAGGGCTCGTCGTTCTGCCTTCTTCTCTGCAATTAATCTCACAATTTCTAATTGAGTCATAATAAAAAAGGGGAGTCCTAAGACTCCGCCTTTTCCTCCTCTTTGTCTTGCAGTTTAAATTCTAACTGACTGTCAATAAAAGCTTTTATCAACAGTAAGTTAGTCCTATTAAGCTGAGTAATGCTACCTATAGCACTACCCACCATTGCTTCTTGAAAAGCAGTATCCTTATCTAACATTAGTTCAAGTCTCCATTTGGAAGTCTAAGATTATTTAACTGACTCAACTCCATGACTTCCTCCATTTGAGTTGTGTCCATGTTGCCATTTGAAACAATGACAACCCCATTAACGACTAATTCGCGTAAGTCGTTTTCAAAACCTTGAAGTGCTACGCCTTCGTTGGTTGTTAATTGAAAGATTATTTTCATATTTACCTCTTTGTTGTTAATCAATATGTAAATGATACAGGTATATGTAATATATGCAAATATATCTTTACTAATCCCATACACACAACCAAAAACAATGCAAGTATTTTTTAGACTATTTTATTATATAGGATTGCTCTTATATAACTGGGGGGAATAAGGGGGGAATCTAAGCGACAAGCCAACAGTCAATGTCGAGTACGAAACAAACAGCGTACGAGACTGTTGGCTTGTCGCTTAGATTATGATAGTAGCAGAGGGGGGAGCCCCCCCAAACAGAATAACATCCATATACAGACATATATAAGTAAAGATATACACAAAAACTCTGGTATCAAAAACTTTACATATAGGACCCCCCTTATGTAATATAAGCCCTAGGAGTCCCAGATGGAGAAAAAAATTTCTAGTTCCAAAAAATGTACGCATTGTAAAAAAGAAATTTCTCTGGAAAAATTCACATCCCAAAGTACAAAATGCAAAGCTTGTGTTGATGTAGTAAGACGAAAGGCTGCTAGTGCAACTCCACAAAAATTTTTAACTCGCTCTTTCGGTCAGCTCAAACATGCAAGAATAAAAAAAGAAAAAACAAAGAAAGGTTGGGACATAACACTAGAAGATGTTTTGGAACTATGGGAAGTACAAAAAGGTAGGTGTGCTTTGACAGGATTATTTATGACCTTTCATAAAGATGGCAGTGGCAGAAGAGAATTAAATGTTTCTATTGATAGAATAGACCCAGATATTGACTATTTAGTAACGAACATTCAACTAGTTTGTCTTAGAGCAAACACCATAAAACATACACTAAAAGAAGACGAGCTTTATTGGTGGGCTAAAAATATAGTAGAATGCAAAGAAAATGAGTAAAGACTTAGACATAGACTTAGAAACTCTAGCCGAACAGTACCCTGACGCAGCTAAAAAGTTTTTAGCTTTAAAAGACGCACTAGATTCCAAAACACTACAACGAGAAGGTAAAGATAACTTCATTCATTATGTAAAACACATGTGGACTGACTTTATTGAAGGCGAACACCACAAGATATTTGCTCAAAAACTAGAAGATGTAGCTAATGGCAAGATAAAAAGACTAATAGTTAACATGCCACCAAGGCATACAAAGTCAGAATTTGCTTCTACTTTCTTTCCTAGCTGGTTACTTGGTAGAAATCCAAAGCTAAAGCTTATGCAAATTACTCACACCGCAGAACTAGCTTTTCGTTTTGGTAGAAAAGTTCGTGACATTATCGACTCGGAAGAATATAAACAAGTTTTCCCTGATGT